ATATGTTATCTGGTCTTTCCCACTTACCAGATTCATCATGTACTAATAGTTTTAGCTTTTCACCATCATAACTGTTATCACCTGTGTTTTTCCAGTCTATCGTCGTGTCAAGACCTGTTAGCTCTTCAGGTTTATCATTGCTTGTTATTTTTCTTCTTGTAAGTTTTGAAGCTGGCACTCTATAAGCTAACTCTGTTTTTGGTCGATCCATACCATCTTGGATCGGTTTGAAAAAGAAAGGATAATTAACTGATATTGGTACCACTTTGTCAGTAAACATTTTTTTAGCATCAGCACCTGATTTAGATAATATACCAAACCTTGCATCGCTTGATATTGTAGCTAAATTAACTGTTTCACCTGAAGCCATAAATGAAAAACCAGATCGTCTGTTTTTAAGGTAACACATACCATAACATCTACTATCAGCTTTGCAAGCTTCCCAAAATATATAAAATAATCTATTTGCTTCTCTAAAATCGGGCTTACCTACATCTATTTTAGACCATTGGAGATACATATAGTGAGTACCGCTAATATAAGTAGCAACACCCTTGTTATAAAACCAGAAACCTCGTTCTCTTCGTTTAAATTCATCTTCAATGTAATCTATGTATTTTTCTTTAAAATTAGCTGGATAGTCTCTCCAGTCAAAAATAGTTTTTATTTGATTTAATTCTTTTGGGTATGGTGTAACTTGCCATTTATTATTTTCAAACTTATGTATTTTGCTTGGTTGTTTAGGTAGTGCTATTTTTAAATTTTGTATTTCATATATATCACCTATTGTACCGTCTTTGGATATAACAACAACATCGTGTTCTTTATTGTACCCGTACTTCCACTTCTTACCTTTATTTAACCTTTTGATAGTATTTTCACGTATAGGTTGTATAACCTTACATAAGCTTTGTTCGTACATTACTTAGATCTTCTTTCTGCAAATCCACCAAAAGACTCTTGCTTGGTTTCTCTTACAACGCCATCTAACATTGCTTGCTCAGCCTCAATACGATTAAGTATTTCAAACGCATCAAATATAGCTAGCTTTTTAGTTGCTGCGGCGTTTTTAAGTCTATCAGCTGATACATCATCTTCTGTTTCTACTATAGGTTCTTTTGCAACCTTAACTAACTCATCAACTGCTCTGTAACCAGCTTGGATTATATTCTTTTTCTTGTCCTTTGTATTCATATTTAATTTCAATAAAAATGTTTGGAACTCTGTATAATCTTTCATTGCCTATGATAAACTCATATTCAGCAGCTTGATTATAACCTACTAGTTCACCTTGTTTAAAGTTACCGTCAGAATATTTTACAATACCTATTTGATTAGCTTCAGATCCATCTTCTTTCTGTATAGGTTTTATAAATGAATAACCTGGTAAAGCTTTCCACTTCACTATTTTTTTATAAGCAAAAATCTGATCAATACTAACTTTGTATAAATCTTCTTTTATATAACTGCTAGAATTACGCTCTTTACCCCTTGCATCATGCCATCTTCTAAAAACGTTGTGATGTATAATAACTTCATCACCTTGTTCAATTGGTGTTTTAAACTCTGAAGGTAAACCTACAACAACAGCCTCACGACTTATGTATTGATGGTTAAATATTTCAGAGTTTAAAATAATTTCTTTATCACCAATTTTCTTGGTATTATTATATCTTTGCGTTTTCGGTTTTATTAAAAAATAAAACGTGCCTTTCATTAATACTCAAGATTATATTCAACTGATATAGCCATGTTTTTATTAAAATCTTTCCAAGGTAAAACCTCGTTGTTTTTTTCAATTAAAACACTGAACTTGTCTTTAGATTCTATAATGTCACATATAATGTGATTTCCATAGACCTCTTGACCAACTGAATAATGCATTGCATCGTTCTTATAATCTCTACCTATACTAATTTTTCTTATCAGTTTCATTGTTTATTTCTCCTGTTTTAACATTAATGTTTACAGAACCATACTTTTTTTCAAGTTTGTCTTGTAACAACTTAAGGTTTTGATTTAATTGATTAAATTGAGCAGCTAGATTTAATTTACCTAATTCTAACTCACCAATTCTTATCTGAACGCCATTAATTTTTTGTATATTTTCCTGTAATTCAGTTAATTCTTTTTTTGTTATTTTTTTTGCCATTATATTAAATTTTAGTTTACTTTTATATTATCACGCAATTGTCACGCTTTTTACTTCTTCTTTGGTTCTGCTATAAACCAATCTTTGTACATTTCTCGTTTTTTAAGTATGTATTGTAAATATTTATCTATTTTTTCTTTCCAATTTTTGTCTACACTTGGGTTTATAATACCAGATTTTGGACTTGAAAAACATTTATTGATATAATTCTTAATATCGTGTTGATTATCAAGCAAATGATTGTTAATACAATAAAAAGATCCCATTTGTATGTTATTCCAAACATCAATAGGCTCTATTTTTTTGCCTAAAACAGCTGCATACACCATACTTTCACTAATATGTGTAGTATATACATTATTTGCTTTTTGTAAATAGTAATACATATCTATATCCCTTGGTAATATGTTGCTATCGCCAAAAAAGTCCTTTAATTCACCAATAATTTGATGTGTTGTTATAGGATGTGGCTTAAAATACATGTTATTACCATGTTTATTTGCTAAAAATTTTAATCTATTTAAGCAAATATTAGATTTTACTTTATTTGAGCCAGGTAATATAACAATATTATCTTTTGGCTCGTATTGATCAAACTTAGAGTTTCTGTCTTGGTACTTATTTGCGTTTTTACTCATAACATTTTCAATCAAATAAGATGAATAATCAACAACGTCACAATTATCAGCATATGCGTCAATCATTTGAGCATATCTAAGCTTTGTGTTTAAAGGTTGTATGTAAAAACTTGTTGCAAACTCTGTATAAGCTAATGTTTTAAAATAAGGCATTTCATCAGCCATAACATCATAGCTAAACTCAATACCTGCTTCAGTACATTTTCTTATAAAGTAGCCTTCTACCTGTTCTAAATCCTCTAGTTTTTTATTTTTTTTGAGATGGCCAATTCTTTTGTCCAACTCACGTCTGTTAAACATTTCCATATAATTAAATTTAATTTATTAGTATTATAATAGTTACACGTTTTTACACTTTTCTACCTGTCAAACGATACATCACCTAATTGACCGTAATTACTAGGATCACCGTCATACCAGTTTGTATTAGTTTCAAATGTAGTTGTAGTACTAGTATTAAACACTGTAGTTGTGTTAAATATTGTAGTTGTACTTTTTGTAGTGTTAAAAGTTGTAGTTGTAGCAGTGCTTGTACTAAACGTAGTAGTAGTACTTTTTGTAGTATTAAACGTAGTTGTAGTATTTCTTGACGTGCTAATTGTTGTGGTTCTACTGGTGTTAAAAGTAGTGCTTGTAGTAGTATTAAAAGTAGTAGTCGTACTAGTACTAGTATTGTAATTAGTAGTTGTGGACTTAGTTGTATTAAAAGTAGTCGTAGTGCTTTTACTTGTACTAACAGTTGTTGTTCTACTAGTATTAAACGTTGTAGTCGTAGCTGTGTTAAACGTGGTAGTAGTGCTAGTACTTGTGTTAAACGCTGTAGTTGTACTCTTAGATGTGTTAAATACTGTAGTTGTACTCTTAGATGTACTAACTGTAGTCGTTCTACTTGTAGCAAATGTGGTTGTAGTACTAGTATTAAACGTTGTTGTAGTTGCAGTACTGGTATTGAAAGTTGTAGACGTTGATTTAGTAGTATTAAACGTAGTCGTTGTTGATTTAGATGTACTTACAGTGGTAGTACGACTAGTATTAAACGTAGTTGTTGTACTCGTGTTAAACGTAGTGGTTGTACTCTTAGATGTATTATAAACAGTAGTAGTTGACTTACTTGTAGATACCGTTGTAGTTCTAGATGTGTTAAACGTAGTTGTGGTAGACGTGTTAAACGTAGTCGTTGTTGATTTACTAGTGTTAAAAGTTGTTGTGGTATTTCGACTAGTTGACACCGTAGTTGTACGACTAGTATTAAACGTAGTAGTAGTGCTAGTATTAAAGGTTGTCGTAGTACTCTTACTAGTATTAAAGGTTGTCGTAGTATTTCTAGACGTTGAAACAGTTGTAGTTCTACTTGTGTTAAACGTTGTTAATGTTGTTGTATTGAACGTTGTAGTGGTTGACTTACTTGTGTTATATTCTGTAGTTGTACTTCTACTAGTACTAATAGTTGTTGTGCGGCTAGTGTTAAACGTAGTCGTTGTAGATGTATTAAACACGGTAACTGTTGCTGTAGTTGTATTAAAAGTAGTCGTAGTAGACTTACTAGTATTAAATGTAGTTTCAGTTGTTCTAGTAGTGCTAACGGTTGTTGTTTTACTAGTATTAAATGTTGTTAACGTCGTTGTGTTAAACGTAGTAGTGGTAGATTTACTAGTATTAAACGTTGTCTCTGTTGTTCTAGTAGTACTAACAGTTGTTACTCTACTTGTTGAAGTACTTTTAGTAGTATTAAACGTAGTTGTAGTATTAGTAGACGTATTATACGTAGTGTTTCTAGAAGTAGCTGTACTTCTTGTTGTTTCAAATGTTGTAGTTGTAGTTCTAGATGTACTAACTGTTGTATTTCTACTAGTTGACGTTGATGTACTTGTATTAAAAGTAGTGGTCGTATTATAAGTAGTAGTTGTATTATACGTTGTTGTAGTGGTTGTGCTAGTATTATACGTAGTATTTCTACTAGTTTCTGTAGATGTAGATGTATTATACGTAGTAGTTGTACTGTATGTAGTAGTTGTATTAAACGTAGTAGTAGTACTTTTACTTGTTAGTGTATTAAATATAGTAGTTGTAGACGTACTAGTATTGTAAAACGTTGTCGTATTAGTAGATGTACTAGTATTATAATGTGTAGTTCTACTAGTTGTAGTTCCAAAAGTAGTAGTAGTTGTTGTAGTAGTAGAAGTATTATACGTAGTAGTTGTATTTGTGCTTCTAGTAGTCAACGTATTAAACGTAGTTTCTGTAGTTCTTGACTCAGTTGTGGATTTACTAGTTGATCTAAGTATTGTT